AACACCCTCAGCGGTTCCATCTGCGCCAGGCGTAAACGTCATAACCGCAGTGTCGTCACGGTTGAGCGTCACAACTTCGTCTTTGTCGGTTTCCTGATTATACACCGCGTACCCGGCAGCGATAACGCCACGGCAAGGTACAGGGAGGTAAAACAGGTCGGCACCAGTGGTCACTGGAATTGTTATATAAATTTCTTTCATTGGTTTGGCTCCTTGTTATTTGAATTTTAAGTTGTCGGGGCAACCCCGATACCACAAGCAGCGGCAGTTGCCGGGCCAACAACAACAAACCCTGCAATATCGCCAGCATCCAATTCCGCAATCCCAATCAGTGCCGGATTAACGAAAATGTGATCCTGCACGGTAGTAATGGTAACGTCAAATGCCTCGGTTACGGTAGTTGCATGATTAACGGAAAAATTGTAAAATAAACAGTTCACCCATTTGTGATACCCGAAAACAGAACTACCTATTTTACAAAGCGCATAGGAAGCGTCATCGCATGCACCGATAATATCACAATCAATAAACTCGTTGCGCCCACATGCCCCAGTCAACTCAAGCACTGGCGCGTCCGCTGTTCTTTCAATTGTTTGACTACCGATTTTACAATTCACAAATCTGTTTTCAGAAGCAGCACTCAAAACAAGCGCACGACTCCCGGTTTCCCCGGCAGGCGTAGCATGGCCCGGTCCAAAGAAAGTAACGTTTTCAAAATAATTTCTGCTACCTGAAACCTCGGCGGTTCCTAATGCTGTGGCCGCCGTGCCGTAGTTCCCAATCCGGAAATTCTTGAAAATGCATCCAGAACCAGAAACGGTTAAAAGGTTTGCAATCTCTTCACCACTGTTGCCGATTCGTGCTCGCGGGTTCATGCATGGTGCAGACAAGCCGACTAAATGGCAGTATGACTTGCTCCATGTCAACTCTGATGTCACCGTTAAACCGGATGTACCGGAGATTATATAAAGGATATCATTGGACCCTGTAGTGAGAAGGCCGTATCCTGTCGCCAAACTCGCAACGGCGGTTTCAGGGCTTCTACCTGATCTCCCGTCATCGCCATTGGTAGGATCGACATAAAAAGCCTTCCCTGTGCCAATGTTTTCCATAGCGAATTCGGAAAGAATCCGGCTTGCTTGATTCCCACCAACTGTTATTACTCGTTCACTCATCAGTTTTCTCCTTATGAGTTAAACCCGGATCGCTCCGGGTGTTTGATTTAAGCAGGCGGAGTTAAACCGCTGTGCCGTACCTGAAGCCGGCGATTGGAACAGATAAACTGTCCTCTGAACCGACTATTCGCATGAACACTGTCCGGCTGGCCGATAACCTCTTTCGATACCCAGTTGGGTTTCGTGAAGTTGTATTTCGGGTGTGCTTTCAGCATCAGGAAGTTGAGGTTCAAAGCGTCCAGGTAGGTAGTCATGGAATTGTCGTCATAGTACACATCGGCAACAATCGGAGCGCCCTTGTGGGCCACGTTGTCCCAGCCGGCTTGCAAGGTAGGCTCATGTGAATACCTCTGCTGCGGATGAAGGCTTCTCTCGTATCCGTCTTTAAGGATAGTCGATGTGCAACAAAAGTTCGGCAGCGCGTCCTTGTGAGATCCCATGCCGGGCTCTCTAAAGATTTTCTGCATCACCTCAAAGGAAATCGCCTCTGACGTGGTGATTACATTGGCCGCCCACTGACTAACATTGTCCTCTGCTAAGGCACCATATTCAGTAGAACCGGTCGTATCAAACAAATTGCCCAGACCAAGAATCTGTCCAGCAGTCCCGGTGCCGATCAACATGGTAGCCAATTTGACACGAGATGATTTAACAATTGAATTGATTTTCACTTTGGTCAGATCGATAACCGCAGGGCCACCGCTGTTCTGGGTGAGCTCATCCAGATCCATTGCGTTAGATCCGTACAGGCCACCCCATGCAAACCGGGCAGCGTCCACGATATCCTGCTTCGACGTGGTGATAACTGTGGTTGCACCATAGTCACCACTGTTTGCAGTCCCGTACTCCAAAGGGACTTTAATCATGGTGCCACCGGGGACGATTTCGTTCGGCTTGACTTCCCAGTTACCCTTTTCCATTGCGTTCGACATGAGCTTCCATGCCAAGGCGGATGCCTTATTGACTATATCTTTGGGCTCAATAGAGTCCCAATAGACATCTGTGGTTGCGTTTAATTCACCTATTTCAGCCATTATATTTTCTCCTTACAGTGTTATGTCCCGGCTGCGTTGTTATACGCCTCACTCATCGCCGCATCGAGATCAGCACCTTTTAGTTTTGGTTTGTTTGTTGTTGCCTGCGTGCTCTGCCCCTTGGTAATAACTTTGCCAGTCTGCTGAGCACCTTCCTTCAATTTAAGGCGTTCCTCAAGGGCCGCACTCCGTTCCTGTTCAGCTTTTAACTGTCCGCTCATTTGTTCCTGTTGTATCTCACGATAGGCTAGAATTGGGTCAATCATCCCGGTGCGGTCGGCAGTCATCCTTTGCTGGATTGCACTCTGCATTTCCTCGCTATTAAAATCAGGATTGCTGTCCAGCCATTGCTGCTTACTCTGCTGTGAATCCCTTTCAGTAAGGGTCTTCTCAAACTGCTTCACCAGCTTTTCGGCGGTTCGGGTTTCGACCTTCTGCGCTTCGAGGCGTCTGGCTTGCTTATTCAAACCTGATAAAGTCTTTGAATAATCGTCGTCGTCAACATCCAGGCTCTCAATGGCCTTGTCGATTTTTGCCAGTTCCCCATCATAATCAGGGCCCGGGGCTTTCGCTTCAGTTGGTTTGGTCATTGATTCCTGAAGCATTTTTTGCGTTTGGTCGAGCTGTTTCCTGGTATACCCAAGGTCATTCCCCTGGCGGTCTACCAACTGTTTCAGCTCGTTATAACCCTTTGCGGCCTCTTCCGGTGTCTTGAAACTGGTTCCCGGAATGATAGGTTGAACTTCTGCGCCTTCTGCTTTTTCTTCTGCCATCGTGTCTCTCCTTCGCCGGGCCGTCTGTGTTTTTGATGTTATCCCATTCGGGCATCAACAGCGGTTTCCCCTTTGGTTAAAAATAAAAAAAGCCCTAATCAATGGCACTCGTAAAAGTGTTTATCCAAAGACTCGGGCTTCTAACTGTCGCTGAAAAATTCCAGCGGGTTATCCGTAATCGAGTTTATATTTTATATGTTAAGCGAATATTACCATAAAAATTAGTAAATTGCAATACTTTTCTATACTAAACCCTTTCTCTCTCCCTCACCTCAATAAATACGTCCCCTACCCCGCCTTGATTGGCGTGTATCTCTACCTTAGCATTAAATTGGCCTGTAGGCTTGCCAGCCAGCCAATCGGTAACCCTTTCAAGCGCCTCCCTCATAGCACGCACCACCTTGGCTTCCCCCTTCTCCATAGTCACCCCGTAGCAACCAATTTGTTGTCCTTGAGATACTGCTTGTACTCCCCCCTTGTCTCAATCGGCTTTTCGTGGTCCCGTTGCAATACTTTCAACGCTGATGGCATCCAATTTATACCACCTGTCGAATCACATTGAATGCCACCAAGAGACAAAACTCTGACCGCAGTACCCCCACATTTTTTACATTTAACTTGCGGCAGCCTTTCGTCAATGTGATAAACGCACTCCTGAACCGTTTTGCACTTTTTGCACTCATACTCATACACCGGCATCCTGCCCCTCCTTTTTTTTAGGCTGTCCTGCTTGACTCCCCTTGCCACCCTGCTCCTCAGCAGCAGCCACAAGCGCCTGATACAATGCCTGTGCCTCTTCCTCACTGATAGCCCCTCTCTCAACCAGCGCTTCAAAGGTTTGTTGGTACTGGTCAGCACTCATCCTCTCAATGATCTCTTTCCACCCTGGCACGTTCAACAGTTTCAACGCGGCTTCCTGATCAATAAGCCCCATCTGGAACAAATCACCGGCCATTTCCTGCACCTGCAAATTCGTTCTTGGCGTAGTTGATCCGGCTTCAACGACATAGCCAAACTTCATTCCTGCGTAATCGGTTCCAATAAAAGGCACCTGCTCACCATTTTTGTTAACGGATACAGGGTCAGTGCTGAAATTCTGCCACAAGCCAATGGCCCACCGGCTTCTATTCTCTGCCAGATTATCGATACTGGACGTTTTCGACTGCATAACGACTTGGTTACGCTCCTGCAACGCCACGATAGCCTTTGCCGCTATAACCCCGCCGGGTGCCTGGCCACGGTCTGCGTCCTCTATCTGGTATGTCCTGTCATAATAGTCGATCAATCTGTCCAGGGTTTGGTAAAATGTAGCTGGTAGGTTTGGCGTTTCCAAATACCGGATTGCAGCAGCGGCTATATAATTATTTGGCTGTAAAACCAGCCTGCCTGCTTTATTGTTGTTGCTCTCTATCATTTCCCTGGTAATGCCTATATTTTTAGGCAAAACTATAGGCGGTGTCGTACAGTCCTTTACCCAGCCTACAATCTTTCTGATGATACTGTTGATTTCGCCTATCAAATCACTGGTTTGTTCAGCAGCCGAAAAACCCCAGATGCTCACCAGGTCCCTGTAACTGTTTGCATAATATACAGGAAATCTCCCCCATGGGTGCGTGTTTTTTGCCAGTTCACGATCTAACGCAGGGTTAATATTTGGATTTGCTGAATCGTCCAGAATCATCCATCCACTTTCGTGTTTGCCTTCGTCTTTGGCTTTGGTGATAGTGATTTTTCTGATATGGTCAGGATAAACGCTGTCCTCTTCCTCAACGTCAACCATACCGATCTCACCGGTTTCTGGGTCTGCCATGATAGCCGGTTCTTTCTTCTTACTTTTCCGTTCATCTCTAACCCACACTTCAACAATCAAGCATTGTTGTACACGACTGTCACGGCCTTCACCCTTGTCCGACTTAATCATCCTGTCGCTGTAATGCCCGACTGTATCACCACCGACACCACCACGGGGCTTGTATTCTTCTCGTTCAGTCCCCATCAGGTCATACGCCACATCAGGTGCTATCACATCTTCCTTAACTTTGAACTCACGCTCAATCTTTGAAATAATATCGACATACGCAAAACAAACAAACGGGGCTTCGATATCCATTTGTTCATAATACCCCGGAGCTGGGAAGAACTGAAAAGGATCTGTCAACATGATACCGACATCATCTATCACTTTGTCATAATACGGTTTCTCAGGTGTGATGCCGTATATTTCCATGGTTCGTGCAGATCCGCGCGTTTTAATCTGCTGATTGGTGTCTTTCCACCATTTTTGAAGGCGCATCGTCATAACTTGAGTCAGATCCTCGCCAGCCCCGGAAAGGTCAACCACCTCACCGACTGGCTCCCGCGCTGTGATATTGCTCACCGTCCGTTCAATGTTTGCAAAGAACAAATTAACAAGGCTCGAAGGCCCCTTCGATTTCTGCGCTGGGTATGATTGCTGCCTGTGAGCATTCGCCCCTCGATACAGCGCATAGTTAGCCAGGAAGTCCCCAGGCTTACCAAGTCTTTCCTTCTCAGTCTTAGCAATATCAAACAACTGTGCTGCGAACTCTGCAACGTCTTCATGCTTTGCCGGCGGTATATTGTTGAGCGTCCATTTATCAGATTTCATTCTTTCCCTCGCAGTGCCTTTGATGCCCGACCAGCCCGGCTTTAGATTTACAAACCTTCCCACATCCCGGGCAAACGAACTCAGACACCAAGGTAAATCGCCCACTCGGGGCAAGCGGATACTCGCACTCTGGGCAAAACAACTCAGCACAACAAGTGCCCACTGTCCAGTTCATATTCAGCGCCCACCCCCGCGACTTATACGGGTCTACCAATTCCAACATTGACCCATTCGGCCTGACATCCGGGTCAAACTTGTCTGTGGTCTCTGCAATTATCCGTTTGCAACTCACGCATTGTATTTTCATTTCGCACCCATACTCTTTTTGAAGATATTCATTCTATCCATAATCCGCGCCAGGTTTTTATCGTCTTCGGGTTCCTCTGCTTTGAATTCCCCCGGCGTCTCGATCCTGAACACATCACCTTTGGGGTTGCCGACAAACTGATCGTTGCCGCCCTTGCCAGCTATCACACCTCTATGATGCAACCATCCCCCGGCCAGCATAAACAATAACCCGACAATTCCACCGATACCGACGCCTGTCGCTACCATATAAATATCATGCATCTGCCATCCTCCATACGTTCTCGCCGATTGTATCCATCCATGCACACCGCCCTAACAACGTATGCACTAACCCGCCTACTGCCATAATCAGGGGATCATTGCGCCGGAACTCCTTTAACCTGTCCACAAACAGCCTGCATGTTCCCGGATGAATCCGTCTCCTTTGAATTGCAGCCCGTAGTGACCTGGCATAATTGTCAAATATCATCGGCGTGTCGTAATCGTCCGGGGGTGTAATCATTAGCTCCAGGTCGTGTCTCTCGTTATAAAGACATACAGATGACAGGTATCTGACAGGATCACCGTAAAACTCTGCTAACAGTTCCCGCCTCAGTCCATATCCGTATTGATTCCGCAATCTCACACAAGCATTCAGCAATTCTTGTACGTCCCCGCTCTGATACTCCTCAAGAACTCGGAAAGTTGCGTCCGTTGCCGGGATGTGCTCTAATGTGTCCGAAGGTCTGACGACTCCGATTATTGCAACATAACCCGGCGTTTCGACCTCTGCTGTGTCCGTGACCTCTGTTGGCCAGCCTATACAGCCGTAAATGTCGTAAAATAGTAACCCGGATGTGTGCTCGTACCACCAGGGATTCTCTACCAAAGGCTGCCCTGTTACAACACTGTGATCATAGCGGGCTTGCCGTAGCTCGATAGCAAAGGGATGGGTTATATGTTTTATCTCCGATGTATTCATATTTGATTTATGTCAGCAAATGGCCCAAAAGCATTAATTGCAGCGTGGTTATAAGCTCGCGCAGCATCCAATTCTTTAGTGAAAATTCCTAAATGTTTTTCATTTCCGTTCACTTTTATCCTACTTTGCCATTTTTTATTGTTTTCCCGCCATACAACACCTTTAAATCTTGAACTATGCAATCTGGCAGACCTATTTTGACAATTCTGAGTACCGTTGCAAAGCCTTAAATTGTTTCTTTGGTTATTCAACCCATTGTGATCAATATGATCTACTTGAATATTACGTGGTGCATTTAAAATAAACCTATGCATAGAAAGCGATATTCTCTTTTGTGGGAGTTGGACATTATGCCGGGCATAAAACGTCCCGTGCCCTTTATCAATATGCCATTTCCACTGATTAAGTTGTTCATAATTCTCATCATCAACCTGTGCCACCATTCCCTGTGATAGATGTATCTCTTTCATAATATAACCCTTTCATATTCCCTGTATTTATAAAAGGGGAAGACCGGCAGGGTTATCCGGTTTTTCAGGAGCTACCCTATCCCCCTTAGTTTTATCATGCTGCCGCCATTTCTGATAAAATATCGTGACATCCCGCGAAAAACCCACCTTGGCTTGCGAATGTCTGTCTCAAAGCATCCGCTTTGTTCGGGGATCTTCCTAGTATTTCCTTCAAGTCATCTTGACTCGTAACCACAATCTTACCTTCCTTGACCTCATATATAACCGCCGTCAATTCTTCAATCAATTCCTCATCTGGCGGTAGCATTGCCCCCGGGTCAGTTCTCAACCATTCCCGAAGTTGCCACCACAACTGGTCTCGCATCTTACGGAACTCACCTATTTCTATAGCAAATGTGGGTTTGTTTGCGCCTTTAACCGCTGTAGCCACACAACCCAACGCGACCATGTGAGGCGCCACACCCGAACCAACACCAGTGGCGTCAACCCTTGCCGCTGATATCCGGGGGTGCGAATTGTACCAGTCAACAGCCCGTGAACCCGTTACGATCATATCGACCCCGTTCCATGTGTCGCGCTCTGGGATCGGTTTTGTCACAAATCCACCGTAACGAGCGATAGCAACATTATAATCGTCCCCGAACTCTGCACAATCAAGGCCCATAATGCCATCAACACCGATAGGTGGCGTCTCACCGTACTTGGCAACGTACATATCCCACCTGCTGCGCGCATTGTTGACCCATTCTCTCGATATAAGTTGGTTGCTGCCCTGCGCCGGATACCGACCTAAAACCATATACGCGAATGCCGGGTTTGCAATGACATACTCTCCTGGCTGTAAAGGTGGATAAAGCCCGCCATTCTTCCGCATCGCTTGAGCGCCCACAAGGCATTCAGGCAAATCAAACAATACCTCTCTATCCGGCTTTTCCCCTTCAATTCTGTGTCTACACCATTCATTCACTCGCCGTGCTGTCGTGTTCCGATCCACTGCGCCGGGTATAACGTCCTCACCAGTTAAAACATTAGGGTGCTCAAATGCCGACAAGTGGACCACGTTTGCCTCGCCGTCACGAATCATACGATACACAGCACCGGAGGCCATGCGGGGGTTGAACATAATCAGCATCCGCATGTGGCCACCAGACATACACGACTCGGCACCACGATATGGCGGGTCCGGGATTGCGTCACCCTCATCAAAAATAAACAGCATGTGCTCTTGATGTTTTCCAGAAAACTTGGCCTCGCGCTCCTTGTCTGTCCCTGATGATGGGATAGTGACACCTGTAATAAACTGCTCCGGGTGCCGCTCTATGTTCATTGATCTGATTTCGTCGTCCTTGAATAAGTCGGGATGGTTCATAGCTATGGAGCCAATTTCTCCCCATAGTAATTTTTTAAGATTTTCAAGCGGGGGCGCTGCTGCGGTAAAAACTTTGCTCTCTGTAAATGCCTTGTAGAACCAAACGCCTGCCCTTGCTGCGCCATGGGTCTTACCTGTGGCATTAGCAGAAATAGCAATCGTAACGGGGTTATCCCTAACTGATTCCAGCATCCTTTCAACGTCACTTGTTAGATTCTCGCCCAGTTCATTTTCGCAGAATCCGACAGGGTTGTCCTGGTACTCTGAATATTCACTCTCCCCTCCGCCGGTCTGGTCAATTTGGCTGAATAACTGCGCGTACAGCCCGTCTTTGGCGTAATCTGTATACGATGCGGTCTCTAACACCAGTGTCAACCTCTCCTATTGTCTGTAAAACTTCGGCCTGAAACTCCTCTGCTGCTTTGATATCATACAGGGCTTGGAATATTTCCAACTGCAATTTCAATTGGCACCTAATCTCTGCCATGGCCTTCAGCGCCAGTTCCCGGGGATCTTTCATCTTGATTTCCGATACTTCGATTTCGTCCCCGTTGCCTGTCTTAACACGTTTAACCTGCGACTCTAAGACCCTTAATGCTGTTTCGTCCCCCTTGTTCCACTTCATTAACAAGTCTAATATCTCGTTTGCATCCCCGTTGATCTTCTGGAGTTGGTCTAATGCATTGATCTCCCGCTTGTGTATCGCTGGGGCAGATTGTGTTGATACTCCCGCCAACGCTTTCTTAATTGTGCGCTTTGCTATTGACACAGCTTGAGGCGTAACCCCAAAATGTGTTGCAATTTTTGTCTGAGGAATGCCCTTACCAAGCATCTTCTTTAATTCAACCGGATCTATTTTTGATATACGCGCCATAATTACTTGATTAATTAAAAAACAAGCTTGATGTAACTTAAGTTAATTAACCCCTCAGTCCTCATCCATTTCAGCCAGTTCGTCCTGGATACCACCTATAAAAGACTGTAAAGATTCCCGTACCTTATCTAAGCCCTGTCTACGAGCATTTATCCATGCCGCTTCGGCTAAAACTTCCCGTCCACTAATCGCTGTTGCTGTCATCTGCTCTGTAGCTCTCGCAGTCCCCGGTTGCTCGCATCCTGTATCACGACCAACAGACAAATGCCGGTTAACCCTGACAGCTAACTCTTCGCTCGTAACACCAAGCACCATAAAAAAATCCCCGCCTTTCATGCTTACCCGTATACCCTGCTCATCGTTACCGTCTTTTGATACGGTTACGGCTTCCACCGACTCCACGCACGCTGGATCAATCCACACATTTTTCTTAATTTTGATTAACATTCTCCCCCTCCATCCCCCTTGGCTCCCGCCTATGAGCTACCTATCATTTTACAGTTATATTTTCAGGCACTTAAAAAATACCCATTTTCCCAAGTTGCTACCTATTTCCTACCCCTTTTCATGATCTCCGCTACCCGATCAGCAATAATCTGTGCAGCTATCACCATTTTCACCCATGTTTCGTCCGGTATGTGCGTGTCTTCGGTCCTCTTGTCGCTCATTATCAACTCTGTAAAGATCCTCCCAGCTACCAGCCTGTATTTCCTCGGCCCTGGCAGCTTGCTCTTTATTTATAACCGATTGCTCATAGCTCAAACTCTCCGGCCCTGAACCATATCCTCCGTCTTCTATGAGAGTATGGCGGCGGCTGATACGATCAGTTAACAAGAATTTTTTGCCCACGCGCTAGGCTCCTTGATCCTGTATGACCGCCATTACCAAACCTTAAGAATAATATATCTCGCCGCCCCAACCGATAGGTTATTGTTTTACAGTCTCTTTCGAGGTCGTTATAACAATGAAGCATCCCGTCGCCTCTGGTTATGCCTCTTTTGTGGAGTTCATTGCTTACCATCTCCATACTTGCGGCTGCT